TTGTAGTGGCTGCTCGCGAGTGCGAACAAGAGGTGATTGAATTGTACAAAGGCGTTATACAAGAAGAAAAAGCGTGGGCAGACTATCTATTCCAAAAAGGACCGGTGATTGGTCTAAATGCCAACATACTGAAAGACTTTGTAGATTATACAGCAGTGGCAGCGTTGAAAGACGTTGGTATTAAATACTGGAACACCGCGCCCAAGACTACACCAATCCCGTGGTTCAATAAACACGTGGACACCAGCAAGAAACAAACTGCACTGCAAGAAAACGAAAGCACTAACTATGTTATTGGCATTATGAGTGACAGTGTAAACTACGAAGAATTACCCGCATTATAAGGAAAAATATGGCAAAACTAAATGAAGAAGTTATAATAATTAAAATCAGCACATTGTTGCCCGACGGTGCCGACATGACTGCAATTATGGACAACGACAATATATCTGCACTACAGCAAGTTGTTGAACAACTGGCAGGCGACACCCGAACATTAGTTGAAATTGAAAGAGGAAATTAAATGAAAGTTGTTGTTTGGAGCAAATATCATTGCCCGTATTGTGATCAAGCCAAGTCATTGTTGCAACAAAAAAATATTACCTTTGAAGAGCGTAAAATAGGCGACGGTTGGACTAAAGAAGAGTTGTTGGAACACATACCTGCTGCTAGAACATTGCCACAAATTGTAATCAATGGCGATGTCATTGGGGGATTTAATGATCTTAAAAAATTATTAGACCGTGATAATATAGTAGGATACGGAGACGGAGAAATTTAATGTTATTTGAAAAATCAAAATTTGCAGTTGGTGATATCATATCACTTAAAATCACCTCAGGTGAAGAAATAATTGGAAAATATGTCAGTGAAGACATGTCAGAATTGGTGGTGGGTAGACCTTTGATGTTGGCCATGACTGCCAAGGGGCCTGCGTTTGCACCGTTGATGATGACTACCGATCCGGATAAGAACTACGGTATCAACAAACAACTGGTTATGACCAAAGGCGAAACAGCCAAAGAAGTAGCAGATCAATATACATTTCAAACCACTGGTATACAACCTGTATCAGCGGGCAGTATTGTAACAGGATAATATTATGCCAGCAATAGCAAGAATCGGTGATTCAATTTCTACAGGTCATGGATGTGACGGAACTACAACACTCACAGGGCCATCGGGTGATGTGTTTGTTGAGGGATTAGGTGTTGAGCGTCAAGGCGATCCTACAGTAGTTCACAGATTGACTGGCACGGGTTGTTCGGTTACTCATACTGCTGTTGTTAATTCAGGATCAGGCACTGTGTTTGTCAATGGTAAACCTATTGCCCGAGTTGGGGATTCGGCTGATGCTGGATCGATAACTTCAGGATCTTCGACTGTATTTGCAGATTAATTAGATACATCAAATGAACATTTATTTAGACATGGACGATGTCGTTGCAGATTGGCATGCACATGCACAACAAGTTCTTAAGAAGCGTTGGGACAAAGACGGCGAACGTATTCCGCAAGAAGAGTGGGATCGAGTCAAAGACGACATGCGATTCTATCGTAACTTGCCTTTGATGGAGGGCGCACACGAAATGGTCGATATGTGTAAGGCCTACATTGAAAAAAATCCACAGTATCATTTGCGCTTTCTAACAGCATTACCACACGACTACTCAATGCCTATGGCTGTGAGTGACAAAGTTATGTGGGCCAATGATCACTTCCCCGGAGTACCAGTTACTATTGGACCATTCAGTTACGACAAATGGCGCCACTGTAAAAATGCAGGTGACATCTTGATCGACGATAGACACAGTAACTGTAAAGAATGGGAAGACGCTGGCGGTGTAGCACACATCTTTACAACTTGGGCCAACTGTAAGCCTTGGTTGGAGAAGCAACTTGATCTAACATGAACAGTTTAGAGAAAGTTTGGGCGAGAGCCACAGGTCATTTAATGGGTCAAACCGACGAAGACCGTCCAGATACACCTATACTTACTTTAAGAGAAGCACGTATAGCGTTGTTTTTAAAGACCTTCTGGGTCATCATACATGTGATAACGTGTTGCTTCATTATTGCAAACACAATTCGTCACTGGTAATAACTAATATAACAACAAGGAGACAATTATGTCAGCAAACAAATATCAAGAGTTCACAAAAATCGTAGAAGCAATGGAGTCAGACTTCGAAAAGTTCTATGACAAGGAAGTTGGCGCTGCCGGCACCCGTGTTCGCAAGGCTTGCCAAGACTTGGCTAAGTTGTGCAAAGAAACTCGTAACGATGTAACAGCAACTAAAAACGCACGTAAAGAAGCATCGGGCAAGTAATCTGTCAACAAATCCCCGGGTAAATACGTTATATACTTACAAGGGGTATAATATGAAAAAACTTTTAACTGTTCTGTTACTAACGGTCAGTGCCACAGCATTCGCTCAACATAATCATCACTGGCGTCATCATGGCCATCGTCATGCGGGTCCAGGCTTTGGTTACTGGGTAGCACCGTTGGTCATTGGCGGAATCGCAGGTGCAGTAATTGCTAGAGAGAATCAACAGTCTCCTATAATAGTACAACCACCGCAGTCAGTAATCATACAACGTCAAACAGTTTGTACTGAGTGGAAAGAAATACAAAATTCCGATGGACAAGTCTATCGTGAAAGGACTTGTACACAATAATGGCATACTCAGATAAGGTTGTAGACCACTATGAAAATCCCAGGAATGTCGGATCTTTTGACAAGAGTGATCCTAGTGTTGGTACTGGTATGGTTGGCGCACCTGCTTGCGGCGACGTAATGAAACTACAGATAAAGGTTGATCATGATACAGGTATTATTACAGATGCAAAATTTAAAACGTATGGCTGCGGATCGGCTATCGCGAGCTCGAGCCTCGTTACAGAATGGGTCAAAGGAAAAACACTTGACCAAGCCGGATCAATCAAAAACTCCGAAATCGCCCAAGAACTAGCCCTACCTCCAGTTAAGATACATTGTTCAATTCTAGCAGAAGATGCTATCAAAGCAGCCGTAGATGATTACCGTAACCGACACAGCCAGTAAACGAATCAAACAGAATCTAGCAAAACGTGGTCACGGCGTAGGCATTCGCATAGGTGTTAGGACTACAGGGTGCAGTGGGCTAGCCTATGTGTTAGAATACGTGGACAGTTACGAATCTGAAGTAGGAGTAACTAATTTTGCACATGACGGATTTGTTGTGTTAGTAGATGCCAAAAGTCTAGCCTATTTAGACGGGTTGACCATGGACTGGGTCCGCAATGGGCTCAATGAAGGCTTTGATTTTATCAATCCCAATGAGCGCGACCGCTGCGGCTGCGGCGAATCATTTAGAATTTAGACACAGGTAAGTCTAAACTAGCAGGTAAATTCCAGATCTGTTTTTGTTCGACTCCTGTGCGTTGAGCAAATCTTTTGGCATCACAAGACCCACAACAATGAAAGAAATTGTTGCTGAGGCGTTTCTTATCCATGTGTTTGAGATCTCTTTCAAATATCGAATCACAGTCATCACATCTCAACACTACTACAGTCTTTTTTCTTTTATATTGATGTTCGACTCCGTGTTTACTGAGTCTAGAGTATTGATTTAGTTGAGTTTTGGTTGTGAGAAACATCTAGTATTTACATCCGGCTTATAAAACTTTGGGCTAAATATTAGAGCATTTGCTCAATCTAGGATTCTAACCATGGCAAGAAAGACTATTGATATCGGCACCGTTGGCAACGACGGCACCGGCGACAGTATAAGAGATTCATTCCGTAAAGTTAATGACAACTTTAGAGAACTTTACAGCTCACTAGGGCTCGGCGAAAGATTACAATTCACAGGCCTAGAAGATACTCCTGCTACCTACGTGGGTCAGAACGACGTTGTTACTGGCAATACTCCTGTAGTCACTGTGAATAACACAGAGTCAGGACTGCAATTTAAAAAACTTGTTGCAGGCAGTGGTATCAGCATTGATTTTACCACTAACCCCAATCAAATTGCAATTAATGCAGATTTTGCCGAAATAGCTGCTGATACAACACCACAACTAGGCGGCGATTTGTCCATGCGCTCTGGCGGTAATCAATATCGTATAATTGATGCCGGAACAACAATTAGCCCGTTGGCACCAATTTACAGTCACGAATTAGTTAATAAGAATTATGCAGATTCTAAAATATCTAGATTCGGAGTCAATGCCATAGATCCTGCTACAGGTCTTACGGATACCAGCTTTGGACGTATGAGCGGACCGCTGATACTTTCTAGAAGTCCAGAACCAGATGACGACACAAATTACGGCGGATTGATCGCAGCTACAAAACAGTATGTTGATAGTTCGGCATTTGGTAGCAGTGTGAATTTGTATGTGGCGCTCAGCGGTGAAGACGATCGCCCGGGCGTATCTCAGGCACTGCAAGGTCGTGCTTTGGCCTATGCTTACAGAACTCTCGAAGCTGCTCTCAAACGTGCAGAACAATTGGTTTTAGAATCACGATCTATTATTGGGCCTTACGAAAAAACATTAACTTTTAATAACGGAGCTACCGAATGTTCGTTGACTGCCATTGAAGAATCTCCTACATCTGGTATAGATTTCGCTGGCACTATACGTATG